TTTCTCGAACTGAAAGGGTTGTGGAATGCTACTGAATACACTTGTGGCTGGTATATGATGGGGGCTAACGCTCTCAAACATAAGATAGACACAATGATTGAACGCAAAAAGGTGGGCTATGAAGAGATCTTTTCTCGTTATGGACAGCGTTATCAACGTATTACTCCAGAATCGGCGCAGGATTACAAAGAGTTTGCTTTGGCACAAGTCGCCCTGGTAGCCAGTGCAAACGGTTCCAAACTGCCGCCAACCAAAATGTATGCAGCGACAAATGGATCATTGCGCCGCGTACATACAGAAATCACCAAACAAAATGCGGAGGCTTGAAATGGCAAGAGCAGCAAGTGTAGAACAAGTCTTAAAGACTAGATTCAAGATGCTTCCTTTTGAAGGGGAATGGCTGTCCGCTTTTGGGAGACCGGAGTTGACCGGATCATGGATCATATGGGGAAACTCCGGGAATGGGAAAACACGTTTCGCCTTACAGTTATGCAAATATCTCTGTAAATTCGGTCGTGTAGCCTATAATAGCTTAGAGGAAGGGGTTAGTGCGTCACTGATGAAGGCTTTACAGGAAACGAACATGATGGAGGTGCGTCGTAAGTTTGTCGTCCTGGACAAAGAACCCATCGATGAACTGACCGAACGGTTGAAAAAAGAAAAGAGTCCAAACATTGTATGTATTGACTCTCTGCAATATACTGGGATGAACTATGATGAATATAAAAGGCTGAAAGAACTGTTTCCTAATAAACTTTTTATATACATAAGCCATGCTGATGGCAAACATCCAGAAGGAAGAGTCGCTAAAAAAGTGAGATTTGACAGTAATATCAAAATCTTCGTCCAGGGTTATCGAGCAGAACCTGTCAGTCGTTATGGTGGTGGAGAACCTTATATCATATGGAAAGAAGGATATGAGAAATTTAGTATGGAAAATATTTAATCATCAACAATATGACAACAAAAAAACGTACCTACAAAAATCGTAATACAGGTTTGTTTTACGTTTATTTAAAACGCTTGCCAGGTTATGACCCGACAGCGGTAGAAGCTATCAAAGGGGGTGTAATAGAAAGCTATCTGATTGGTAAATATGGGGTAGATCATGGAAGAAGAATAGGCCTTTCAGAACTCACAGAGATAGAGTACCGATGTTGACAGTCTAAAGAAAGAGCTAAACGAAAGGGCTGTTCGTAAGGATTGGTACCATCAAATCTTCAAGCAACTATCCCGGATCGGTGTCAGCACGATTAATGGATATGATGATGCGAACCTTCACATTCAAAGCCTCCCTATTAGTCGGGGACGAATTTTGCCAGCTATTCCTCTTTGCGAACTGCCCGATCTCTTTAAGGCTATTTGTTCGTATTGTGATAATCGGTTAAGGAAACAACATAGAGAATTGGCTATTGCCTTAAAGAATTAATACCATGCCTAAGATAAAACAAGAGCCCGTGAAATCACTGTCTGTTGAAGAGCAAAAACAGATAGAAGCCCTGGAAAAGGAATATGATAAAGTATTAGACCTCCTTTTTGATTGTCCCGACGATCGTAAGGCTTTGGAGCGAATTGGCTGGATAGAAAAAAAGATCCTTGATATAAAAGGCGAAAAGCCTTTGGATGTAAACGATGATTTTAGAAAATAACGTGATATTAATCATATAAAAATCAACATTATGAATTTGGAGAATTTAACAAAGGAACAAAAAGCGGAATTGCGTCGTCAATTGGAAGAAGAAGAAAAAGCTGAAAAAGCACGTGTACAACAGGAAAGAGAGAGCTATAAGGCCATCGTAGATAGTTGGGTGGAAGATACAATAAAAAAATTACAGAATGTATCCTCCATCCTGATGGATACTAAGGCTGATATATTTGCCAGCGCATCTACTATAATCCAGATGAAAAATGAACTTTTCAATGTCAAAAGTGATCGTAAAAGCGACACTCTTTCCACTTCTGATGGAAGCAAAACCATTCGGATTGGTAACCGAATCAACGAAGGCTGGGATGATACGGTAAATATCGGAGTAGACAAAGTAAAGGCTTACTTGCGTACATTGGCTAAAGATGATAACAGTGCTTCTTTGGTAGACACTGTTATGGGGCTTCTTTCAAAAGACAGAAAGGGTAATTTGAAGGCTCAGAAAGTGTTGGAATTGGAAAAACTGGCTGTAAAATCAGGAGATGAAGACTTCCTGGATGGAATTAAGATTATAAAGGATGCTTATCGTCCGGTTCCTACTTGCCAATTCGTCGAAGCGACGATTCGGGATGAAAACGGGAAGGAACATAATATTCCTTTATCCATGAGCGCAATTGATTGATGTCTCAGGTAAAAGTCAAATCCGTCACTCTTACTCCTGGATATTGGATATACGTTTGCCCTTGCGGCTTTCAGTATTCGGTATCCAGGGTTACAAAAACAAGTGGTAAACACATGATCTATTGTTTCAAATGTAAGCAGCAGATCGGTAAATATTATAAAGTGATGATCGAAAGAATTGAATTCATACAGAACTGGAACGGGAAACTTAATTGTAACGCATTTACTGCGATGCGGTTACACAATCCGGTCAAATATTGTGTTGGAGCCGTTAAACAGATATATCTGAAAGGAGTATGGAAGGGTGACGCTAAAATTTTAGATGTACGATGTATCCATCTTAGTGATATCAATCTGTTTATATCCAAGTTGGATACAGGACTTTCTCCGGAAGATTGTCGTCAAATGCTCCGGAATATGTACAAAAATCGCCCCGGAATTAACTGGGAAACTCAATTAATAGACTTATGTCTATTAGAATATCAGAAAGAAAGTAAAGAACCTATATTATTTAAATAACAGAATATTATGCATAGTTGGTTTACATGTAAAGTCTCCTTCGAAAAAGTGATGGAGAATGGAATGCAGAAAAAAGTCACGGAACCTTATTTAGTCGACGCTTTGTCATTTACAGAGGCAGAAGCCCGAATCATAGAAGAAGTCCGGCCGTTTATCACCGGAGAATTCACGGTAGTAGATGTTAAACGTGCCCGTCTTTCAGAATTGTTTTTCAACAAAAATGGCGATTGTTTCTACAAGATTAAAGTATATTTTATCACAATCGACGAAAAAAGCCATTTAGAAAAGAAAACAGCAGCATATATGCTTGCACAGGCTAGCACACTGAAAGAAGCTATCGATGTACTGGAAGAAGGTATGAAAGGCACAATGTCCGATTATGTGATTGCATCCGTCTCTGAAACGATGATCATGGATGTATTCCCGTATCAAGCCTCTGAAAAAGAAGAAGCCCATGACGACGAATGAATTTGACTCTATCAAATGGCGATCTGGTATGAAGATCGCCGTTGATAACGTCCAGACCGATATTATATCGGTAGACTTCCACACCCGTAAAATCGCCATTGAGGAGGATAACGAATTAATTTGGATCAGCAGCGATCTTATAACATTAAAAAAATAAGGACAATGATTATAGCAGTAGATTTTGATGGAACCCTCTCGATGGGGCCATATCCGGAAATAGGAAATCCGAAACCCTATGTGGTAGAGATCATGAATAAATTGAAATCCGACGGTCACTATCTGATCCTTTGGACTTGTCGGCAAGGCAAGAGGTTGGAGGATGCACTTAACTGGATGTTGGAGCAAGGTATTCCTTTTGATCGTATTAATGCTCACGAACCTCAGAATCTCGCCTTTTACGGCGACGACTCCCGTAAGGTATATGCACACGTTTATATTGACGACAAGCAAATAGGTGGTTTACCTCCCTGGCCTGAGATATACGACTGGATTACGGAACAAGAACAAAAGTTTAAAAATAATTGATATGTATAAAGTTTTAATCAGATACGAATCAGGTGCTTGGGTAGAAGTCAAAACAAGCTATAACCGAAAGTAAATAGAAGATTATGCCGCTACTCAGCTTATGAATAAAGAATATATGGTAGTAAGCGTTCTCAGGCATCATAGCGGGGAACCGGAAGAATTTCAACTATAAAAAAATACTGAATATGAACGGAGAACAGATAATTCCCCCAATCACTGACCCGTTAGGGGCACATTGGAAACAGCCGCACAGACGGTATATTGAATTAGACGAAACGCATGCCCTGATGAGTAAACAAACATTTAAAGGGTTGATGGAATACTCCTCTACTTTCCCGTCAGGCACATACGAAGGTAAGATGTGGAAAGCCCAAAGAGGCGACAAATGGTTTTTAGCCTGGTATTGCTCGGATGAAACCCCGGCTTATATAGGTATTCAGTGGAGAGAAATATTAATTCTGAATTAAAAAAACTTAAACCTAATGCTGTATAGGCAAGCGTAGTGAAATATGTGTGACTGTTTTGATAAAGTAGAAGCGAATTTGAAAGAAAAGACTGGTGATCCGGAAGCATCTTTAAATTATATGTACGCCATGCCGTCTTTTGAAAAGAAGCCAGTAATAGAGGCAACATATCGGAATAAGAAAAAAGATGGTACATTCAATAAAAAAGAAAGTACTATATCTATCGCTTATCCTTTCTGCCCATTTTGTGGGAAGAAGTTTTCAGAAGGTAAATAATTCAATACTAAAAAGAACTGAGCATAATGGATGTAAATGTAATATATAACTCGGAATGTCGATTAGGACTAAAATGTCTATCGGACAATAGCGTAAACTGCTGTATTACATCACCTCCATATTACGGTTTGCGTGATTATGGAAATGATGAACAGATAGGGCTTGAAGCTACACCGGAAGAATATATTGGGAAGTTGGTTGAAGTGTTCCGGGAAGTTCGACGGGTGTTAACGAATGATGGTACTCTTTGGGTTAATATAGGCGACTCGTACGCCGGATCAATGAAAGGAGCTGCACAGTTTCCAGACAATGCAATGAATTATAAGCAGGGGACAAACCGGGGGACACTTAGTAAGGCAACATTAGTAAAACAATGCACAAACTGTAAGCCTAAAGATTTGATAGGTATCCCTTGGATGCTTGCATTTGCTTTACGTGCCGATGGGTGGTATCTACGTCAGGATATTATTTGGGCAAAACCAAGTGTTATGCCTGAGTCTGTGAAAGATAGATGCACCAAGGCCCATGAGTATATATTTTTGCTGAGTAAATCAAGAAAGTATTATTTTGATAATGAGTCTATAAAAGAGCCTTCTACAACATTTGATACATCAATAAGGGATCGAGATAATACAAAGATGAATAATACTCCAGGAAGATCAAAAATGCATGGATTGACTACAAATGATTATGAAATGAGGAATAAGCGATCGGTTTGGACTGTAGCAACTCAACCTTTTAGAGGTGGTCATTTTGCTGTTTTTCCTCCTAAGCTGATTGTGGACTGCATTAAAGCCGGTTGTCCAGAAAACGGTATTGTTCTTGATCCCTTTATGGGTGCCGGGACTACAGCTGTCGTTGCCAGAAAATTAAATCGTAATTATATTGGTTTTGAGCTGAATCCTGATTACGTGAAAATAGCAGAGAATAGATTGAGAAAAGAAGTTGGAATCTTTCAACATTAAAAAAAGATGAAAGTACAGATTAAAACCGACAAAAAGCATCATCATGACGATGGCTTAATGAATGGGGTGGTTGTTGAAGTTGAATTAATGGGAAAAGACCTCAAAAATGGAAACTATTATAGGGCGATTGGTATAAATCATCGTTTTTATTTGACCAAAGAGGATTTTATTGAATTGACTAATGATTAAATAATCCTGGGAAGACTTATAATTAAAAAATCATGAAGCAAGTAAAAATAAATGGCGAGTGGATTACACCACCTGCTGAAAACTTAATAGGGTGGCTCCATGAGCCTATAAAAGTAGTTTTGACCCCACTACTTACGGTGGATCGTTACCTCCAGCGCTGGGAGTTAATAACGGATATGAGAAATCGAAAAATCACAATTAAAAAGTCATGAATGATATTGAATTACAACAGGCTGCAAAGGCTTATCA